TTTCCTCCCTGCCCTGGAAAAAATGACCAAAGAGTAGGAGACTTTCGTAACGATAAAAAGTTAGAACGTGTTATTGGGCATGAAAGAGGGCAAGATGGAAGTGAATGTATAACTCTCTATGAAACAGTTGAGTGGAAAGAACAATACATTCCGTCTGCTCCACAGTTTGTTGGGGTTTTTAGCCTTGCTTTGGTTGGTGCTTCTGCACCATTGGTACTTCAGCTTGTCCGCCCAATAGTTAAGCAAGTCGTGACAAAGTTGACTAAAAGGAAAAAAGATAAGTAAACTAATAAAACCCTGTTCGCCAAGGCAATGGATAGGGCGTCTAGGTAGGCAAGTTAAAACCCGTGCTTGTCTACTGCTTAATTTTGTGAGTATGTGGGATAACTTGATTCGGTGGAATATTAACAACAATATCTTCACAAGTAATAGCACTAGGAGTATTAGGTTTAAAAGTAACTCCATCTTTAGCCATTTTCGCACACATCTCCAAACGATATAGACTGATTTCCATTTTAGTTTTCTTTATCAGTAGCCTCTGAGCTTCTATATTCACTTGGGTCGCTTCATGGCAAAGTGCTGGTGATTTTCCTAGTGGAATATTAAATTGAGCAGAGATACCATAGTTCAAATTGTAATTATCCTTTTCAAATCTAGGAGTCTCTTGAACATACTTTATCTCTCCAGTATCTTCGTCATATATGTTTTGCCTAGTAACCTGTTCTATTGGTCTGTTAAATGACCAAGCATCTGTTACATAGGGAGTAATCGTTAGACTAGGCGAAGCACACACTATACCCTGACTCATTCTGTAAGATGGCATGGCTGAAGGGGTTATCATGGTGGCATTATTATTAACGACACCTTGGGCATTGCTTGAAGGTGACGCAACAGTAGTGTTTGCAAGGGTTTTGACAGGACAGAGAAGTAAAACTACTGCCCAAATGTAGTTGTAGTTTCTGTGGTTGTACTTGTATTTATCTGACGAGTTATAGTGGTTACTGTGTCTAATCCTGGAGTGATTAGCGTTTCTTGTAGAGAGAAGGCTGCTCCATCGTTTGATATTGACCAGCGAGGTATAGCTTCTAAGTTTGGTGAAGTCCAACTAAAGTTCACTCCCCCGACTGTTTGTTGATCCGTAGTCGTAGGAGTAGGGTTGATATATCCCGTTTCAGATTCGATATTATGTCCTGATGCTGAGTAGGAGTATCCTGTTCGATATTGATGGCTCGTGATTGTTTCATTAATTATTGATTCAGATGTACTTGAAGTCTGACTTGAACCACTACGAAACTGTGGGACAACAGGTACAGCAAGGGTTCTTATAGGTAATAATAGTAAAACTAACCAGTAAAGTCTAGTCAATTGTAATAGTGACTTTAGTAGATCCTATGCAACTTGTACCTGATCCACCTGCGGTACAGGTATGAACTCCACTAGATAGTGAAGTTAATGCAAGCGATCCAGCAGTACCGCCTGATCCAACAGTAGTCTGTCCACTTAATACTGGTAAAGCTGCTATTCCACTAGAAGGGGTGACAGTAGATGGTGTAGCGTCACCCATAATTACTGATTCTGTCTTGCTAAAAGCTGACCCTGCATTTGTTACTGTGGTATCTGTTTGTATCATCGCTGGAACGCCATTAGTTAACGATCCAACATTGATCCCACCAATTTTTCCTGATGTTGTTGTATCTCCTACAGTTACAGATGGTGTAATATTATTTCCGCTAAGACTATATGTAGTTCCTACCTTATTGGTAACAACATAGGGCATATCTACTGTAATCTGTGCAGAAGTTACAAATTCCTGTTTTATATCGGCAAATGCAGCAGATGGCACGAATAAAAGTAAAGCAAACAGTTTTTTCATTTAATACCTACTTTGTTTTTACTATTATCTATTATTTTAGGACCATTGTTGTTACCTGTGCCACTTTTCTTGTTTCCTACTGAAATCCCATAGCTTCCGAGTACCCCACTGACGAGTCCAGCGGTAAACGCTCCGTCAATTCTTACCTTACCCATGTATCCAAGAGTCATCATTGATAAGCTCCAGGTCAAAATCAGAAATCTGATAGCGTGACCAAAGAGTTCACCCCATTCAATGCCCTCTTTTTCTTCCTTCTCTTCAGCCATAAAAGTAA